AATGAGACCACCCTGCCCCACCCGGTCGCCGCCAAAGAATTCCGGAAGATCAAAAACAACAGTGCCTTCGGCTGTGAGCGCAGGCGTGGAATAGAGGAGATCATCTTCTACCCAGATCTTTAACAACTTGGCCAGGGGGCCACGGCAGAGTGCCATTTGCACCCCCACCAGATATTGGTAACCGCGAATGATGGTCTCACTGCTAAACAACCCGGTCTTGATCTTCTCCTTAATGGGGATGACCTCTAGGTCGCCATACCAGACTACGTTCGGCCCGTTAAGCTTAACTGTGCCCCAAACCAAAGGCACAATGCGGCCCTGCGTAGCTGTGGGGAAGGAGAAGTCCCCCAGGTTAGCAGGACGCGCCTGTTCGATCTTCGGTTTGGGGCGGAGCAGCTCGCTCAACACGAAAGTCACCACCCATAATAATAGTGTTAGCCAAAAGCCCATACTCTTACAATCCAGTTGCGAATGGATTCTTATGCGGCACAAACATGAATCCCCCGTAGTTGATTACATTGTTAAACTTCGTCTTGCAAGTAGGCAACGTATGATCGCAGCCAGCAAGAACGGAAAGCGTTTGCCCCACCAGGCTCGTGGGGAATGGCATCAGCACTGTCACCTGGTCATTAGTCTGAGCAATGATAAGGCGAAAGTCCGTAGAGGTAGGGTTAACCAGCACCCCGGCTATAGCCCATCCTGCTCCCTTCGCTGTCAGACCATCCACCGTGTAAACGTCCCCCACCACCGCACTATTGAGCCCATTGTAGGTGAACAAGCCTACGTCCACCTTACACCCCGTATCATACAAGACGTGATTACAAATCCCCTGGTAGGTGAAGCGAGGGAAGACTCGGCCCAGGGCACCCGTCAGGGGCATCACGGCCACCTGCGCCTCCTGGGCTTGACGCGTGAACGCTACGCTGCGCACCAGGCCCTTAAAGAACAATTGCGTTTCGGGGGTGGGGGTGTCGTAACGATGCAAACGAAGAATAGTCAGGGTGGCCCGTGACCCTGGCACTAAGAGGATATACTTCTGAACGAAGGGGTGGCCCACCGGCACCGTAATGTTGATGACAGAAGTGCGCTCATCTGAACCTACGGAAATATCACTACGACTGACGGCAATAGGCGAATAGGTTACAATACCCAGGGTGACTGGCTCTTCGGAACTAGTTAGGTAAAAACGTTCCAGGCCAATGGCGAATTCGAAAAGTTCGATGGGCGAACCTGACTCGACACTAGTTTCAAAAGTTGAAAAGGGCATTAGTCAAATACAGTCTTAACTGGCACCACAATTTGAGCGTCCCCCAGGGCACTCAAATGATCAATACGAATTTCATCCGAGTCCAGACGCACCAGCTCCAGCATTTCTATCTTGGCGATCTGGGCTAAAGTCACGGTTGCCGACCAAACTGTGGTCACCGTCAAGTTTTCCACGGCCCCGGCCTCCACGCTATTGTTAATGGTGCGAATGTGTTTCACGCCCGCCGTAGTAGTCACCCGGATAATGTTCTTGGGTGAGCGATGTTTGGCGTAACGAGCATACCCCACGTAACTGATCTGCAGACTGGTTAGGCCCGAAGTCAACTGTTGCGTGGCGACGATTTCATCTTGGAAGGTAGGCAAGTAAAAAGAAACTTGACGACCTTTCAAGGCATGTAACAATTGACGCACTTCCCAAAGCTTTTGTCGTGACCCACTAATGGCCCAGCCCTTAAAGGTAACATTCTTGCCCTTAGCCCATGGGGTGGAGTTGATGAACTTGCCCGTCTCATTATCGGTCACCAACATTTCTCGAAGGTAGCTTCGCTCCAGGGAATTGTCCGGAAGGAAATTAGGATCGTCCAACAGCACCTTACTATTGTGTGCGCTGAAAGCGGCAGTGCTGGCCAAGTCTACGATGTTGTCATTGGCGCGGAAACGAAGAAAGAACTCACCAGCATTACTTTGGCGCCGGGTGCCCTGGTTCGTTTGTTCCAGGAGACAAACACGCAGGGGGTAGACCTTGACGCCAATGGCATACGTATTCTGACACCCCGTGGTGAAGGTAATAGTAGTAGCAGTAAAAGACTGGATGACTAGACTATCATACTTGTTTTCGTCTTCAATGATGATAGCCAGCTCTCCCACCCGGTAGTCCGCGAAAGCCGTGGATTGCACCGTGATCATAGTCTGGTCCATGACCACTGCTACCGTCAACCGGGTGGGCTCATACCAAATGGGGATACCAAAGGCCCGTGCCTGCCAATCAAAAAGAACATTCTCCACTTCGGCTCGTTCCAGTTGAGTTTCGCGAATAAGATGGATGTCAAATTCCTGTCGAGGAGCCTTGCGTAAATTGATACGCTGCTCCGTGCCCTCTTGCTTTTCCAGCACATCCGTTAAGAACAACAACCGTTCCACCATAGGACGTTCCGGCAGATAGGGAAAGGTCACAACCCGGCTGCCCTCCACCAGCAACACCAAGGTGTAAATACTTAGGACGAAATCAATGGAGCTATCGAATTCGGGCTGCCCATCAATCGTCGCTTCCAGCGTCAACACCAGACCATCCAAATGAAGAATGGAAAATGGTAATGCTGGCAGGTTGATTATGGTCAAGCCCAGGCCCACATTATTCTGCACCGAGTTGAGAGGAATATTAGTGCGACGAAAACCGTTAAACAGCTCGATCTGCACCTGCACCGTGGTAAGAATTTGACCAAAGTCCACCGACCGCGGAATAAGATGCACCAGCTCGAACCAGGCCTGGCTTAAATCTTGGGCAATGAGTGCTGGTCCAGTCTGTCCACCCCGAACAAGGGGGAAGTGAACGCTGGTGCCAGAGATCGGGGTTCCTAGGAGTAACAGGGCAGTGGTCTGTTGGACACCATTAAACCCTAAGGTATCAACATCCTGCCCCGGTTCGCGAAGCTGACTGGCGTAAGCAAGTTGATCACTCAACCAAGCTTCGGGAGGTAAAAGTCCAGGGCCAGAAGCCATAAGTTACGTAATTTTCTTAATTGCGAAACCGCCGTTCCCACTCTTGGCGACGGAAGAAGAGACATGCAACTTTTGAATCATGGGGAAAACAATCCAGGTGTCTGGGCCGATGACAATTTCTTGTTCCGGGTTGAATCTCCCGATATTCAATTGACGGATATCGGGCATAAAGCCCAGGGGGTGGAAGTGGTCTGGGGTGGTATCGCGCCGATGGTAGAAGGCCGGGATGGGGATAAGTGGCACGAAGCCCTGCATGGCACTCAACTTGAAGTAAGCAAGAGAAGTGGCATATGGGCCATCACGCATACTCCCAACTAAAGAGACGCGAAGGACAGCGGCATCGTCATTCCCAGGAGCTGCGCCTGCACCGGTAAAAACTCCCCACTTACCAGTGCCCCCCTGGCCAGGCAAACCTTCCACATGCATACACGCCGCCACATCTGCGACATTGCAAAGCGCATCGAAAATCTGGCTATGGTTAAGATTGCCGGGAAGAAAAGTGCCACCACCTTCCGCGTAGAAAGAAGCAAAGGCGAATTCTCCACCCGTCCAGTTACCAAGCTTGGTCAGCTTCCCCCAACCCATGTTCACCCATGTGCCTACAGAAATTTGTAGACAGGCATAAAGATAGTCGCCACTAGCAAAGAAGTGGTGGCTGATATAGGGGCCGTTGGTAACGGTATTGATTCGTCGACCACTAGTGATGGCCCCGGTAGGAGAAGCGATATTCCCTGAATCGTTGGGATGATTTCCCGGCACCTGACCTCCGGTAAAATTCAAGCTTTGCCATAAACCAATATCGTTCGTGCCATCCCAGTGCATTTGCACATACACGGTGCTCTTGTGCAGGGCCATGCGGGAGTTACCCGAATCGAATTCGTCCTGCGTCCAGCCGGCAGCGACGGCGAAGTCCTTTAACTTCGTCATGAAGTCCAATTGCGTCGTAGCTGAGCCTGTTTGATAAGACATAAGATTAAAGGAAAGAACGTTTCAACGCAATAAAGTCATAACTGTTACCATTGTTCACCCCCTGGAACAGAACATAGGTATCTGTGCCAATGGTGATCTCATCTTCGTTAGTTAAACTACTGCCCGCTATTGGCGCCCAAAAGACATCGTTATACTGACCGAGAATTTGGAAATCAGGTTGGAGGTTAAATATAATGGTAGTAGGGAACAGAACAATTTCATTCGTAGGAGATGAGGGTGCCCCCCGCATCTCGAAAGTAGGAGTGGCTCCTAGGTTCTCAGGGATAATATCTTCCCAACGAATACTGGTTCCCAAGTAAGTATTATCCGCACTATCTGCTGGTATGAGCGTGCCCTGGCCAGGAGGTATGACATTTTTCCCTTTGGAAACGACACGACTACTAGTGGCAGCCCCCGCACTTTCCAAAAAGTTAGTAACATTCTGCCAGGTGCCGTCCATGTGCCGCACCTTCACAGAGGCATTAGTCACCCCGCTCTTACCCGTCGGCTGGATCAAAGAATTAAGACAGGCCCGACTGGAGTTAAATCGTGTCTCCTTTTGATTCATGCATCCAGCCACGATCATCGGGTAGGGCCATTCTGTAGTTGTATTAAACGGATCCAGGAAACCAAGATACATTTGCGCATAGCTCGCCCCTGGGCGAGCAACCACAATAATTCGTCTACCAGTGACATTGAACCAAAATGGAAAAGAAATATCATCCAGGGGCACAAAGACCCCACCTTCCGTAGTGGGAATGGCTGCGTCCCAACGCCCAGGGGAGATACCGGGCTGTAAGTCCCAGGTTAGGCCACTGCTGAAACCGGTCATCCCCGCCAGCTCCCAGTTAAAGGCGTCCGTGCCGACATCTCGGAAAGTGCGTATACCCACAAACACCTGGTCACTGCCGCTCCCCACGCCCTCCAGGATAAGTTCTTTCTCAGTGGTAGCGTAGGTGGCATTACGTCGCTCCGTCCAGCCCCCCGAGACAAAGGTAAGATTGAAGGTGGCCCCGGTGCCCGTGCCCCCAGTGACCGCAACCGCGTTCGTAGGATTGACGGTGTAAGCCCCAGAAGTCCAAAGTAACATGGCCGTGATGACACCGCCAGCCACCGCTGTGACCTTGATGGTAGTAGCGAAAGTAAAAGTGCCACCAGAGACGGTAAGAATATCACCCACCGTATAGCCAGTGCCACCAGCGACCAATGCCAAATTAGAACAGCGATTACCGGTGCAGTAGAGCGACAACTTGGCGAGCAGGTCTAGGTAACTGGTGGCTGTCCCATTTTGGAATGACATAGTTAAGCAACTCCTAGTGCGGCCCGATAGGCACCGCGATTACGTGTCACAGAGTTTAAGAATACCTTGTCCCCTCGCTGCGAGGCCATGGCTTCCGGTATCTCGTTCGGATCTGTGACATTGACGACTTGTAAATTGACCTGGGGTGGTGCCGCAGCTGCCATGTTAGTCAAGCTTTCGTTGGGCATGATTTGGCCCGCTGCCTTTGGCACGAACAGTTCCGGCCCTTGTTCGCCCACCAGGAAAGCACGACCTGCGTTCACAGGCCCTCCCCCCGCCTTTCCAGCAGCCCCTGCAGCACCCCCCAGGAGACTCGTAATGATAGAACCCCAGCCCCCGCCCCCGGCTGCTCCGCCAAAGGCGTTGATCAACCCGGCCAAGGCCTGCTTGGCCAATAGCCGGGTTAGATCAGCTAGAATTCCATCAACAAAACTCGAGAAATTAAATTCGCCCGT